ACGATAAGCACCAGAAGTACCCTGAGAGGCTCTATCAGATTCTCTTGAGGTGTATCTATCAGAGTTACTATTGTAACGGTCTGAGGACTCTCTAGAGCTTCCTGAGAGTGTGTAAGATTTAGGCTCATTGCGGGTGTTGCTATAGCTATTAGTATCCTTACGGGAATCGTCCCATGCTAATACTTGAGAGGACGTAAGGAGAGCTAATAGCACTACTGATAATTTAATCATGATAGGTATATTTATTCTTATTAGTGGGAATGTAACATTACCATAATTCTTGAATAGACATACCTATCTTAACTACTAATCAGTGAGATTGAATCCTATAGTATCTATAGAGGGAATCTTTTAGTTTATCTTAGGGTATTACTAAGGTGTGTACGTCAGGCTGTAACTTATTGATTTATATTAAAAGGTCTATGTAGGATGCGGGTCTCAAGACCCCTCTAGGAGTCTTGAGTTTCTTATGTGTTTAAACCCACGTATCTTGTTCTAAATCACCACCAGCTAGTTCCATAAACTCGTTAAGCATTTTCCTACGGAGTTCCTCAAGATGTTCCTCATGAACACTGTCCTGATTCTTTCTTAGGGATTCCTGCCAGTAAGCTACAGCTCCTGCTAGTGCATCTAACCTATCGTCATGAACTAATGCGCCTCTATCTCTAGTGATACGGGATAGTTGGTAGAATAGTGAGTAACGAGGGTCTTCAGTCTTTAGATCATCCTCAATAACCTTACGGTCTACTACAAGTCTATGCTGAGATAACACAGGCTCAAGGATGTCAATAATACGTTTTTCTTTCTGAGTGTTGCTACGATTCTTCTCAGGGTTGATAGTCACTGGATAGATACTTACCATGACAGCTTCTAGTAAGGTCTTGAACATACCGTCACCGAAGTTATCCTCAATATCAATGAAGTTAACCTTATGAGTCTTCGCTAGGTTCGCTAGAGCCTTAAGAGTTGTCTCAGAGTAACCTTCCTTGAAACCACCCGCAGCTACTAGGTACAACATACCATTAAGATGTTTACCTCTACCTGAGGGGTCAATGAACATCATGGAACCTGAGTAGTCTAGCCATTCAGGAGAGACCCACATAGGCTTGTACCATTTATCTCCTGAGAGACCTACGGATTCTAAAGATAGTAGTTGGTCTTTACCCGAAGCCCATGAAACTTTTACGGGAGCTACTTCTTTGTGTAAGTCCATTACTGAGAAGTCAGAGAGCTTCAAAGGGAACTTATCTACATCACTAAGAGTGGTGTCTAACATGAACTGTAGAGCGAAACCAGCCTTACCATAAGAAGCTTCGCGTTCCACTAAGTCTAGGTCAGTAAAACGTGCAGGGTCTGTAGGTTCACCACGTCCACCACAACCAGTGATTAGGTTAGGGTTAGCAGTAATAGCTTTATTCATGAAGTCTGCAAGACAACCGTTGTATCTCTCAGGATTCTTAGGGTATCTAGCAGCCCAAATACGAAGTTGATAACCGCGCTCAGGTAGTGCTTTATAGACTGACATCTCAGATTGAGGTGTTCCTAAGTAGGTGATCTCACCACCCGGAGATATAATCGAATCGAACTCTTTAATGATATTCAGAAGAGTATCTCGGGCTGTCTGTGTTACTGAGTTATTAAGGGACTCAATATCGTCAGCGATAATCCGACTAGCGCGAGAGCCTGTAAGTTGACCAGTGATACCTACAGATTTAACTGAAGGTGCATGAGCTGGTCTTGCGGGTGCAACATCGAAAGCAATGTTAGAGTCACGTTGACCCTCTTTAGCTTTCAAGTGAGAGAGAAAAGGAACATCGTTAATAAGACGCTTAGTAAAGATACTGAAGTCGTCTGAACGGGTCTTACTAGCTGAAACTACTAGAATCTTTTCATCGGGATTATTGAGCAGTAGCCAGCAACAATAAGCAGATGTAATCCATGACTTACCGATTCCTCGGAAGGCTTGAATCATCCTACGCTTAGGTGCGTGTTGTAAGTAATACGCAATGTCGTACTGAACTGGTGTGGGGTCAGGAAGTGCTAAGTGCTTCCAAATGACGTACAGGAACTTTCGGAAGTCCTGCTTAATTTCTCTGAGCTGAGTATCAGAGAGATTTGTAGATGACAAAGGGATTCCTTTAGAAACTTTGACGAGGTAGTTACCTCAAGGGAACCTCTAGGACGCACGAAAGGAGCCTCACCTATACAAAGATATAGGGAAGATGTCTTAACGAGTCCTAGAGGGCATTACAAGGGTTTAGAGCTATAGTCTGTCGCGCATAGCCGCTACATCTAGCGGTTCCGGTAAGTCGTTACCGATACGGATAGTAGTGTTACCGTTTAGTGTCTTAAGGTCATGCGTACCGCTTGGAGCAGATGTACGAGGACTAGGCAATTTAACGCTGCCTGACACTGATACTACACGCTGGCCGTTAGCGATTGTGTAGGTTAATACTGGAGCTGCCATTTGATTCCTTAATGGTTAGTGTGGAAAGAGGATTCACCAGCGAAGTCAGGAAGTGTACTTACGACATCCTCAATCTCTTTAGGTGTTGAAGGGTTGTCAATCTTATTGTCCTTAAGGAACTGTCGGATGACGTTAAGGTGTGCTGAAGAAGGAGGGACTAACCAAGGTTGACCATCAGGTTTAAGTACAGCGTTACCGTCAGAGTCCATTAGAGGAACCCCTTGGAGCACTAACTTACACCACGTAGCCATTCCTCCGTGAATCTCTCCTAATTCTGCTTCTGTTGCTTTAGTCATGTTAGATATTTAGTCCTGCATCAAGAGTGCCGAAGGGGTTTAAACTACCAGTTGTCGCCATGCCTGTACCAACGGTCTTAGAGGAACGAGCCTCTGAGAGTTTAATCTCAAGCCCGTTACCCGCATTCTTTACACTACCGTATTGATTAGCTTCAGCTTGCCTAGGGTTTTTATAGGAAGCAGCCTGATACTTATGCCACTGTTCCGGGTAAGTCACCATACTGGTGTATTGACCTTTGGAATACTCGAATTTACTCAAGTCCAACTCAGGGTGTGCTGCTTGTGTGATTGCTTGGTCGAACATACCATGTACCGTACCGCTATATGGGTCAACAACGTAGGGAGCAACCTTCTTAAGAACGTTTGTAAACAATCCCATAACTTAAGGAGAGCCTAACAACCTATTAACCATCTTCTCTACCGCACTCGTTCCTAAACTAGCTAGAGCCGCTGCAATACCTAATTGAGCTGCGAAAGGTAACGTAGGCATAAAGCTGATAACAGCCGCTGCTGAAGCGCCTAAGCCACCACTTACAAAAGCCCTGCCGAACATCAGTCTCGGTGTTAGAGGCTCTTTTGAGTTTAGAAGCTGGCCTAAGCCAATACCAGCTCCAAGAAAGGCAAGCCATAAGACTCCCTTAGTTGCTTCATCATGAATCATGTGATTTCTTTCATAGCATTTCGTAACACCGTCACTTGGTCGTTAACGTCTTTCAGCTTTTTGTAGAATGGATTAACACCGTACAGAGTTTCCAATGAAACGGATTGTGCAGCCGCTTGTGCTTCAAACATCATCAGCCAGCCTTCACGCTCCCCTCGCTTCATGTATTGGCTTGCCTCTAGAGCGTCAATTTCGGATTGTTTGTCAGCTTTACGTTCCGCTAGTGTTGGCGATAGGATTGGATTTAATAAATCGTATTCGCTTTTTGTTATTTCAATCCATCCATCTACTGGAGTTGCTGCAATATAAACACCATCGTTATGGTCTTTAAAATAACGCATCATGAAACCCTCGTAATTGTAAATTGACAGAATGCAGTATTTGAGCCTGTTGCTATAGCCGCATCATGAGGTCGCACTACGTCCCCTGCCGATAGGTAATATGTCCCTCCTACACACTGCCCGCCATTAGGGGAAAGATTAGAAATAGCCGCAAGAATATTACTTTGGGTAACGCTTTGGATAGTAATGGTCAGTTGATTAGAATTAACACTGAGTCCTTGGGCAGACGCGGCTGTAAATTGGTCAGTGTAACTGATAGAATACACACCACTTGTATTAATAGTAAAACTTGCACCTAGTGTAGTAGAGTCTGCATATGTGATGTCAGAGCCTTGATTAGTTACAACATTTGTAAACCTGCGAATCGCCGTGTTAGTAGAACCGTAGCCATTAGCCGTGTTTAATTTCACCATTGACTGCGCCGGGAATAAAGGTCGAGAACTAAACGTTTTTACCCCGCCGATGGTTTGGTTTGTAGTTAAATCAACTCCTGAGATTGCTGTCCCGTCATTCTTGGTCACATTAACCCTAACCACGCCAGCGCCGTCTTTAAACACTTTCAACCTATCACCAGCAGCGCAGGTATAAC